CCACACTGCCATTTGCCTTCACAAACCCTGTGGCCTCAATCCCGTCGAGCTTATCGGCATCCAGATTCGCCACCACCGCTGCACCAGAGTTCACCGCAAACGGCGCATTGGTGCTGCGACTAAAGGTATGCAACCCTGTAATCGTGTACGCGTTCTCTTCCGTCAGTAAGGTATTGTCGGAGAGATCCGCATCGGTATTCGTGACTTGAATGTCAGGCATCTAGTTACCCCCAACAAACTGACGGAGGTGACGGGGTAGCCTGTCTAGATCTTTTTCATTGTGGAGCATGATGTCCTGGTTCCTGCGCTGCGTTCCAGGCTGCTGTGGAGTCTCAAATGCATTAGGGCGTGAGACTTGCGCTCCTGGTCCCTGGCCTCTGTCAAACGGCTGTACTTGTGCTTCAGCAGGAACAGGAGGCATATCAGGAGGCTTCCCGTATTCTCCTAGGGTTATTTGATTGGCAGCATCCTGTCCTATACTAGGAGGGGCATTGGGATTGAATCTATCGCCCAGAGCCCCTACAGCACTTTCCATAATTGTAGCGATTGTCCCTCCAGGATCTTTTTCATAGGCATCCATTAACATGTCCAGCTGACTTTTTTCTGGCCTCTCTGGAGGTCCCGGATCCGGGATGTTCATTGCCTGCGCTCTTCGTGCCCTCTCTTCTGGAGTAGGATCTGGCGTCCCTGTCAGGGGAGGCTGCCTCGTGCGGCGGTTCCCCATGTAATCTCTGTATTCATCTTGTGCCATCAGCTGCCTCACACTTCGATATACACTAAGGCCCCATCAACAGACTGGGAACCACCAAGTTCCATGTTCAACAACGTCGCATCAGACGTTTCAAACCATCCCACAGGATTAAACGGTAAGGTAATCGTCTGCCCCGCAGTCGGTCCCATCTGACCAGTCAGGGCTGTCCCTCCAGCCCCATCCTCAAACCGAATCGTCACCGCTGTTCCAGTCATGGTAAAGAACGCTGCCAAGACACGGATCTTTTTTCCTGTCACCGCAGCTACCAGGGTATTATCCCCACTGCTTGCTGCATCAATCTTGGCATGCTTAACAAGTTGAACATCTCTAATATCCTGAAAGTCTGCCTGTATAAACCCCATTCGGCACTCCTATGTTGAATGTGTATATCGATAGTCATACCCAGGGGCTCGATCTCGATTAAATCGGCCCAATGCCTGAATTACAGGACTAAAAACCTGCATTCCAAGGTGTGTGACTGATGTGACATCATCATCTTTTCCTGATCGCAGCAACTGAGTTGCAAACGTAGCCATGGGCATAAGGGCCATATCAGGATATGAAAAAGTTCCACTTGCGGTAATGTCATCAGCTGGCACAAAGCCATAATACCTGATGGTATAGACCGCATCAGGGACCGGACTCCAATACACTGTCTTCCCATTTGTCCAGTACTTTATAGGCTTCCCTGTCGTTGTTGGGGCTGTCACCAAGGGAACACTCGATTGATAGTAGTCCCCTGTAGCCCCTACACGATCAAGGTCCCATGCTGGTTTTGATGTACCCGAATCAATATATTGCAATCGATCCAGCCGCATGAGTGTCGTTGGCATGGTCGATGACTCGGTATCTGCTGTCGTGGTAAATGTCCCAACAGTTGACCCATAGACATTAGGTTCCAGTGCCAGAATCGATTCAAAGTGATCCTGAGAAGCATTTAGGGCCTTAAGAGCTTTACTGACTCCTGTTTCCCCGGACTGCAACTGCAAGCCCCGGTCCATGACCTCCATGAGGTCCAACATTGTTTGTCCAGTCGCCATCTAATCCCCCGCATGGTGATTGACGAACTTGCTGCCTGATGACGGCCCACGCATACTGACTTGAATCTTGGTGTGATCCCAGTGATCTGATCCAACATCCTCGACAGTTTGCTCTCTGGCCGCTTCTCGTTGGTCTTTGTCTCGTTGGGCTTCTGCTTCTACTCTCGACCAATACTGTTTCCCTGTCCCCCATTTCCTGCCACTTTGCTCGTAGACAGCAGCCAGGATTCTCTTATCCAGAGGAATATGTTGACCTTGGGAGTTTTCAGCTTCAAACAGTAACAACCAGCCTGGACAGGCATGATGCTGAATACGAGGTCGTCGATACCAGATCAGCCACCGTTCCTTGACAGGATGCCATGTGATATCCAAATCATCATGGATCGCTTTGAGTTGGCGTCTGAACCAGTCAGGTGCTGTCTTGGCCCCAAATCTCTGAGGATGCCAGTACAGCAACGACTCTTCTATGTGAACAGCTTCTGCCATAGGTCTCGGTGTCGTTCCGGTTCTTCCTTCGCTGACTTGAGATGCTTTGCTACTCTGGACTTGGCCAGGTTCAGTTGAGCCTGAGACCCAGCACTATAGTTCGTTGTCCAACCACAAAGCGGACAGGCCACTGTACCGGCGTCCATGTCGATATCCAAGTCATCGGGGAGCGGAGCTTCAGGTTTAATCCAACTTGGGACAAAGCCCTCAACAGGCGTATCTCGTAACGGTAGCGCAAAGGCATGTCTATTTCCATCTTTGTCGATATAGGTGGAAACCTTTTTACTGGAATCCGAACCTATCCCTCCACGATGGGGACGACCACGGGAATCCCATGTATGCATTGATGGGAATCTCGGAGCCCCCCGAGCTGACATTTCCTTCCAACGGATCCATTCAGTCAGGTATGTTTCGATCGATTTCTTGACCTCTGCAATCCCTGCCCAATCCCACCCGCGATGGTTGCGTTCTTCTTCCAGTTGATAGATCGTTCCCAGGACTTCCTGGGTAGTTGCTGCATTCACATCAGGCGGTAAGCTCTCCTTGAGTACCGTAATGGGAGATTCCCCCAAATGCTTCAAGAAGAACTTATTTTCTGCCAACGAATACTTCACTGGATCAAAAACATCCATGCGCCCCCTTCCCTACGTTAGTAGGTTGTGTTTGTGCGAACAGGATTCAGCACAATATGTACTGATCCTTCATACGCTGTTACTGTTCCCGTGTAATTCAACGCGAGCTGTTCACCCTTATCGATCCTCCTGTTTGCCAGTGTCGATGTCAGGGTAGATTGAACCGGAGTATTGGCTGTGCTGTCCAGTGCCAAGGCTGAACTGATTGCTGTGGTCAGACTGGCTGGGGCGGTTCCTGATGCAGCCACACCGACATCCAATGTCGTGCTGCTGGCTCCAGCCGTACTGTGCACTTCACGCACATCCATAATTTCATAATCTTGATCGGCCACGAAGATCCCCGTGTCAGCAGCTTCTCCTGCTGAAATGGTATAGATCACATGAACCGGCGCGAGTCGAGCGATTGCTTTGATACCCATACTTACCTGCTTTCTGGCGAAGTGACGGGAGAGGGACTGAAGTTAATTAAGAGTGCTAAGGCAATCTACTGAGATTCACCTCTAGCCCCTCTCCCCACCTACTCAGTTTACGCTTCTGCTACATCCTCGATCTTCGCACCCGCTGCTGGGTTGTCACTCAGCAACTGCCCCTGCCAGTACCATGCCACCTCAAAGGTTGCATTGGATGTCTGACGGAAGAATGGTGTTCCATCGAAAATTTCACTGACTGGACGAGGAGCTGCATTCTCACCGTGACCGATGTAGAAATGCTCCGTATCCATACCAATAATGGTATTCGCAGCGAAATATGGCTCAACGTGCCATGGCTTACCAGAGAATTTGTAGATCGAACGGCCATCGCCGCCCTTCTTCCCTTTTTGCCCTGACCCACCTTTACGGCCAAGTCCACCACCATCGAGTGCCTGTGGCGAACTCATCGAATAGAACACGTCATCCTTCAGGAGTTCGTGGTATCGACGAATAATGGCCAAGTTACTCATATAGGCGTTGAGTTTAGCCCCGCCTTTTTCACGGACCAGATCTTCAAGCTGAAGCATGAGATCTTCGGTCAGTGCGCGGTTGGTACCGCCGTTGTCCAGGACTGCGGATTCCCAGTACTCATTCCCAGCAGTACTTCGGTTAATGCCTCCAAAGTTTGCGTTAGGAGGATTTGCATCATCAATAATGCCCAGCAGTCCATTGGTATGGAGTGAAGCACTTGACGACACCGTGTCCTGAATAACCACATAGTCTCCCGCTGCCGTTCCGCTTGGTGCCCCACTCAGCGTAATCGTACGGTTCACGACATCAACAGCCGTAACCGTTAGCGAGTTTCCATGCTTGGTATTGCCATCGGTGTCCATGACATCAACCACCATGCCGACATCCACACTCGGAAGTGCGTCAACGGTCACTGTGGTCTGGTCATCAGCCGCAGGAAGTGTAGCTAACTTGCCAAGTCCATCAGAGATGAAGTCAGCATTGATCAGCTTCAGGACGCGTCGGCGGAATCCCTGCTCCATCATTTTCAACGCAGTCTGGAACGCAAACTTTGAGTTCCGTGCGTCTTGGAGCAGTTTCCACGACATGTTGTACAGCCCCGTATATTCCTGGAGGCTGAAGGTGGCCTCTGCCGTGTCGGGGTTGAGGTTGGATGGCAACGCGCCACCTTCCGTAATACCCGTCCACGCGCCGGGGTTCTTCACCATAATTGGCATGATGAATTGCCCACGACCGCCCAGAGGCTTTTTCATTTTCTGGAACATGTTCCAGGTAACGACTTCCTCATTTATGAGGTAGAGGACCTGATCTACACCATAGGTGTATTTCATCGCCTCGATAACATCAGTTGTACTAGCCACAAGAATCTCCCCCCAGACTATTCATTTTGTCCAGGATTTAGCATGGGCCAAAGTTCATCAGCACGCTCTTGAGCTGTTTTATACCCGCCTGTTTTCCCACTAGTGAGTGATGACTCACCTCCCTTAAAAGGAAGTGGAGAGGTCTTGGCCTTTGTTGCTGCAATTTTATCCATCTCCCGGAAACCTTTTCTCATGGTTTCCAGCCTGGATCTCACCATTTCTGGATATTGAGCATTCAGGTCTTTGCCCTCATGTGAGTAATACACATCTTGTAAGTAATCATTCACCCATGGTTCGTCAGGGAGTCCATGCTCATCACGCGCCTGCTGAAATCGGCTGTTTAGCTCTTGCTCGGCTGACTTCGACTGGTTTGACCCGACCGTGTCCTTCAGCGTTTTGTATTCGTTATACACATGCGCCAAGGCTTGGTCACGTTGCTGAAGCTGCTGCCTGAGAGGGCTAATGCCTTCTCCCATGATTCGCTCCATCAACTGAGCCGCCGTGTTCCCATCCAGATACGGCATTGTTCGCAGTTGATCAATAAGGTTTTGCTGCTGAGACTGTTGTCCCCTCTGCTGTGCCTGTTGATGCTGCTGCTGCATCTGTTGCTGATATTGCTGCATCTGCTGTTGCGTTTGCTGCAACTGCTGCTGCTGCTGGAACCGGTCATTTTCCCATTGTCTCCGTTCATCCGCAAGAGCCTGAGTTTTTTTCGTGAACTCTGCTTGTACGTCAGCAGGCCACGCTCCTGATTCGGATTGACCAGATTGTTCTTGGTCGCTGCTTGCAGTTTCATCAACTGTGCTTGACTCGACTTGTTCAATCAGTTCATCTTCCGCCATGCCATGTCTCCTTTCGAGTGGCCAGGGAGTGTGTTGGGCTTATTCCAGAATGGAGGCCCTTGACATTGTTCGCCTGTCCGTGTTCGTGTAACTGGCAATCAGAAAGATTATAGAAAGGTATAGAGGGAGTGTCAAGATGTTGGGGGGCTGGGAAACCCCCCACAATATCTAGTTACTGTCTGGGCGGTCCTTGTTGCCTTCTTTCCTGCATAGCCTTAGCTAGAGCTTCAGGTGCCTCATCAGCAATCGCAGAACTTTCCTTGAATTGATCCATAGCCATATCGATGGCTTCAGCGGCCGCTTTCGCAGCGGCTTGCTGGCTGGCCTGGGCTACAGCTCCCTGAATCATGGAATTCTGCATTCCCTGTTGTCGTGCTTGGCTGGCTTTGACCAGGATTTCACGACATTTGTTCCAGAAATGAGCAAATGCCATCTGAATCTGGGGGCTGGCTCCGAGATATTCTGTCGTGGCCATTTCTGCTTCCAGCTCATCCATAATCACTTTGAGATTCCAGAATGGCATGGGAATGTGATCAGGCAGCTGCTCTCCAATCCACAGCTTCTCCACCAGGGATTTCGCTAACTTCCTGTAGCGAATCTCTGCATCTTCCCTGCCTGCATCTCCCATATTCAAATCTGCTGCGATTTTCTCTTTGTCAATTCTGCCTGTACGTTCATCCATGTACAACACCGCCAACGGTGACTGGAGATGCTCCCGAATCCTGGCTTCCCTCAATGCCCTCAATTCCGGAATTAAACTCCCTCGTTCGACGGTAATGGAGTAATCTGTTCCCGATTTCAGGATGTCAGAAGTCTGAAAGATAAACACTTCATCTTTCATGTTCCTATCGGTGTAATGCAGGGTTCGATAAGTCGGATAGAACTGTTTGACCCGATTGATCCGCATTTCCTTGGTTTTCCCTAGTTGTTTCCCTAAATGCTGGTACAACATGCCCCATTGCGTATCAAGTAGTTCCTGAAGCATAGGCACCGCCATCGGTCCACGCATCTGACTGGGGAATTTCTGGTCTGCCATCAAATCCGCACCCCCGGCAATCTCCCGCATCAATTTCATGGTCAAATCTACAGACTGCATGAACCAGGCAGGTAATTGGGGCGGGTCTCTCCGCTGCACCATCTTGATTCCAGCTTCATTCAGGCCATTTTCAATCGGGGCTGGATAATCCGCAGGAATGTCTTCTCGCTTTAATCCCGGACCTAATAGCTCATCTCCATAAATCGACGCATTGGCCTGTTCCCCCAGCTGGCTAATTCTCTTATTGAGAAATCTCTGAGGAGCAATCAGGTCACTGACATAATCACTGCTCCAGAAGCTCATCGTAGTGGGTCCCCAGTGATAATCCACCAATGGAATCTCTTCGTATGGATTATCTCCGTCATGCACAACCTGTTCATCGGGAATAAACACGGAGTATTTTCCCCGAGGGTTCTTTTCACTAACTGGCTGGAATCGTTCGACCACGACGGCCAAGTCCGGGTCATTCATGGTCCGAGTACCCTGTACTCTTGGAATCAGGTCCTGAAGGTGCGTTGACCCTGTGGGATCTCCAAATTGCTTGATATCTGTACTTAAGATCCTGACTTCCTGTGCATCCTTAATGTTCTGTGCGGTTTTCTTGTCAATGTCGTAATTCGCCTCAATCCACCCCAAAGTTCTGATTTTGGCGATATACACTGCCTGGTCCGGGCTGAGATCTTCTACAGACCTGACAGATGAATCAATAAATACCTGCAATGGACTCAGAATTTCACTCCCGATGTCTCCAGTCAGGGTCATTTCCTCCACCACCTCAAATTGCTCTTTGGGGGCTCCCTGCGATATAGCCATTTGTCTGACATTGTCAGGTACCTGTTCATCAGACTGCACATCACGCCACAATAATTCTCCTGACTCTTCGTCAAATTGGGGCATGGGCTCCTGTGTGGCATCTTTCTCCCAGGGTACATATTCGAATGCCACGCCCCCGATCGCCATCCACCACAATAATTCCCATGTTCGTGATCCCTGGTCGAGCTTTTCATCCAAGGCCCGAATGAGTTTATCCACCACCTGAGCATTTCCCAGGCTGGCTGGGTCCTGCTTATCAGCTCTAGCTTTGAACACGGGGGCAATGCTGGTTAGCCTCCCCATCATCTTGGACAGCATCTGTCCTGCCAAATTAAATACCAGATGCAATTTATTCGGATCTCTTCTCCGCGTAAACAGCATTCGATTCTGTGTCCCCACCCAATGCTCTCCTGAGATAAACGAGAGATTGGTCAGGATTCGCAGCTCGACTGAGCCCACATTCCTGGCCTTCTGTGCCCGAAGTCGATTGTAGTCTTCGGTGTAGTCAGCTAAATTTTCGGATTTCTTTTTCTCTGCCATCTAAAACGCTCCCAAGTGGGCATCAGGGGTATCTTGCATCGGTACATCTTTATCTGAGTTATTTGGGAAATCCATCTGGTCCTGCTTGCGAGATAGTTCCCTTAGTTGGCCGCATTCCATCTCCAGACCGCTTGCCATTTGGTGCAGCCTGTCGATTTCGTACTCCATCTCCAGAATCCCCAGCCACTTCTTCAACTTTTGCTGAATCCATGTCATTTGCCACCGCCGTTTCAAAAAGAGTTTCAAATGTCCGAGAATCGGCTTTCCCTGTTTCGTTGTCCTTCCGAGTCAAGGCCAAGGTATGCATCATAAACTTCACTTTCGCCTCAACGTCCCGTAATCGTTTTTCCACCTCATGTCTGTTCACTACATGCCTCCCAAATGTGAATCTGCTGGTTGTCGTTTTTTCCTTTTTCTCAATGGACTTCCCATCCATTGGACCGATCCTGGCGGAGGTACAAATGTTTTAGGCTTCCCAGGA